TCCCGCTACGGTCTTGGCAGAATCTTGAAAAGTATCAAATTTTCCTGCTACGGCCAATAAAGATTCAGTTGAGACTCCTGCTGCTTTTGCTGCTGCTGCAAGATTAGTGAAGATGCCTTCTGATCGAGGGCCATATACGGCCAAAGTGCCCATGGCTCCGAGCCAATCTTTTCCCATTTGTTCTGCGCTGATCCCAATCTCTGTCCCCATCATTAGTAGGTTTGTCATCATCGCGCCGGCTTGGTCATCTGCAATATGCAATGCCTCAGTTAATACATTGAATATGTTGGCTGAATCTTGAGTATCAACATTCACTTTCTTTAATAGTGCTGAAGTTTGAGTCAGCTGTAATTGTAATTTTGTATTCAGAGCAACATAATTTGATGTACTCAGAAGGAGTGATTTTGTTGCTTCTTGGGTATCTTTAAATTCTACACCGTAACGGTTGAGCACCTGCTGCGATTTTATTATATGCTGGTTAAATTGACCGATAGTTCCTGTTGCGCCAGCAAATGCGGCGCGAGCATCATCCGCGGCAGTGGCCAATTTATAAGTTCTTTCAATAATTAAAAGAGCCAAAGATGGAAAGATGTTCATGGGGTGTATTTGTTCCAAAAATGCTTTTCCATATTTTTTCATCAGTTTTGGGTCCCACATATCTTTTGACTTCCTTGCCATTCTAGCAAGATTTACAGAAAATATTACACTCTTTTTCCCCCAAGAATCCATCATTCGATCGGCTTTTGCGCTGTGATCCACCATCTTTTTTAAACTTTTTTCACCTTTTTCTATTTCATCATCAAGCTCTTCGGTCTCCTCAATCAATGACTTCATAGCATCATCTACATCGCCGATGGCGTCGGCCATGTCATACCACTCTTCTTTTGTCGCTTTGGCATATGCCTCAAGCTGTGCGGCAAGCGCAACGCCTTCCTCTCCTTCCTTCCTGGCCTCTTCCGCTTGAGCCATCAATCCGTCTCGAATCGCTGCTTCTTTTTGGAGTGCCTCAAGTTTCATCTCTTGGAGCTCGACCTCCTTATTCATATCTTCTAGTTGATTTTGGGACCATTTGCCCATAATATTTTCATAAATCTCGGCTTCGGAAGCCAGCGTCTTGACCCTTGTCTGCGCGAGTTCGATTTTTTTATCCAGAGAAGCTTCTTTTTCTGCGATCTTTTTCCACCACGCATCCAAATCTTTTGTTGTCTTTCCCGACTTGTCTGTATCATCTGACATTTAATTAATCCTTAAATGGCCATGGTAGACCGGTTCTGTTGACAAATTCTTCCGAGGCGCTCTTTAAATGTTCTTTTATATTAAGCGTAGTTTTATGATTCTTGCCATTATCAATATACGATCGTAGATAATCTGCTTCCAATTTGAGTGCCTGTGCGTATGCTTTGACATCTTCAAGGTTTCCCGTAATTTTAAATTCTATCTTTTCATCTATCTCGTTTAAGTTAGCAACCACATCAGTGTCTTTCCCATATATATATTTTAGAATGGTTTTGTTCCATTCTCCCCATGCCCTCATGAGAGATTCATTTAGTGTGCTCCTGGTTGTCAAATTTATAGTGAACATCAAAAGGTCCCTCCATCTTTTCTAAATAGTTATAAACCAGAAATGCTCGAAGAAATGACTAGCGAGATCGTCTTCTCATTTTTTCGGCTTCTTTGGATTCTTCTTCATATTGTTTAGACAGTCTTTCGACAAACCAATTTCGGAGTCCAACAGGCAAGTTGTATGCCTCTATAAAACTCCATCCACCAAAATGTTTCATCAAAAAAAACTGCTCATAAACAGTTTCCATATATTTATCTGTCAGGCCAAAAAAAGTTTGCTCCAAACGGAACATCAACCTCCTCTTCGTGAGAACAGTTTTTGCAAACTAATGTTTGTCTAATTTGGATATCTGATGTGATCAATTTATTAACCACTCGAATTCTTCGTGCATCAGCAGTTGGCATATTTTCAATAAAATGATTTAAAACTTCTCTATCTGTATACCCATCGACTGATGAAATAATTCTCTTAAATTGAGTTGTTAATATATTATCGGGGAGTTCTTTATTTTTTTTATTAAACATATATTTAGACAAAAAAGTTTCATCACCCCCCGTCATTAAGCGAACAACGGCGGTGAAACCAGAAAAAGGGAGTTTTACTGAATATGTTCCATTGTCAAACAATATTACATCCAATTCTTCTGGTGCTTTTGCTTTTTTAATGGTAGAGTTGTGCAAATTAAATATTAATTTATTCCTTGTATCACACTCTGAACAAATTACTGACGCATCATAATCGGATCCATATCCACTGATTCGCGCCGCAATCAGGATTGCATTTTTATCACCAATCAATAGACTCTCCGGTTTGAGTGTCTTGTCGACTATTACATTCTCCAGAAATCTATCAATCGCGATTCCCTTTTTCAAAAGAGTCTGGGATGTTAGAATGTCTTCATCTTTAGCGGTCATGTGATATATCTCAACAGTGTCTTCTCCATAGAGAATATGACCTTCAGGGTATCCGGAGCCTCCGGATGGTAAGTCTACAAATTCTGACGGTTTGACAAAATTCAATAAACTATTAACAGCAGGGGCTTCAGCCGCATCGGGCCTATTATCTCCTGTTCTATTTTTATTTCTACTCACTATTCACCTCGGGTTATGTTAATTCTGCCCAATCATATTTTATTGTTAATCGGATCTCGACGAGTTCATCGGATCCATATTCTAAGTTACCAAATTGAACTGAACTTATAAATGCGTTTTTTAACTCCCACTTTTCCACTTCATCACCTTTTTCATTCACTTGAAGAATAGTTATTTTATTCACAGCTCCATCCCCCTCCTTCTGGATGCCATTGGAGCTGTTGGTGGGGGTGAGATACCCCATTTTTTTTAAATTTGCATATACACTAGATGTTTGTTTCCCAGTATCGACTATAGATATCTCTACGTCACCCCACGTGAGGATGCCCGGATACTTAAATTTATTGTTTCCCAATGTATATTCTTCAGCCTCGATCGTATAGGCGGGCTTTGTGACTGATTTCGCCCACCACCAAGTTCCCTTGATCTTACCAGGGCCATCTGCTTGTATTAAAAATCTATGTCGTCGTGTGGGACTCAATTTAGAATCAGTCCAGAATGTCATAGTTCACCTTATACTGAAAACTGTTCTGTGTCAGTGCCGCTTTGTGCCGCATTTGTATGGTCACAAATGGCCCAATCATATCGGAAAGTTACTGTAATGGTTCTTAGCTCATCATTTTCATAATTTAAATCAGAAAATGAAACACCTTTGATGAAAGGGTTCTTAAGGGTCCATTTTTCAATAGTATTCCCGTCTCCATCGAAGATCGAGACTATAACATTACCCAATGCAGAGTTCGCACTCGTTTTAGATACTGTAACTGGACTATTGATATCAGATGTTCCTTTGACTTTATAGCCAGAATTGATAATCATTTGATTAGTAAGAGCAACAGCGTTAGGGGAAACGGGGTCCACCAACTCTAAAGTGCTTTCTTCCCATTGTACACGACCCGGAAAATAATATTGATTATCCAGAAAGTCGTGCTTTGCCTCAGTCACTGAATATGACGGGACTTTAAAATTACGAGCCCACCATTGTACGTCGTTCTCTCCTAGTCCAGTAATCTGGACCAAGAATCTATAATTTCTTTTCGGTTCGTTCGCTTGTTCTGTCCAAAATGCCATTATTAATTTCTCCTGTTCATTATAATTAGTGGCTTATTAAAATTCTACTCCGCTTCGAGTGATGATAAAGTCGACTACGATGTATTCGATAGCACGGGCTGGTTTTACCATAATCTGAGCGTACATAACATTTCTATCAATTGCCTCTGGGGTGGTTGTTGTTGAATCTAAGATAATCTTGTAATCCGTAACCCCAAGTTCGGATTTAACATCGGAAAGAACTTCTTCTGCTCTTGCTTTAAATCTGTTCCAAGTGACCTCGACATTTTGATCAAACAAAATAGTGTCTGCGATTACTCCAATTTGTCTTTTGAGATAAACCATCAATCTTCTTACATTAATTCTATTCAATGCGGATGTTCCACCCATCATTGTTTTTTGACCGAAAATTACGGTATCGCCGGTTGATGGGAATCTAGCAATTGGGTTGATGCTTTGAGCATATAGAGTATCTCTATTGTCTCGGGTCAAGTGTGTGTTTGTTCCTACAACAATTGGTCCGTTAGCACCACCGAGTCTATTCAAGCCTCCTCGGTTAAATCCTGCGGGAGCAAACCATGGTTGTGAAGCGGCTTCTGATTGAGCAATTCCACCAATACCTGCTACAGATGGAGGTGCTTGTAGTCTTTTTCTACTTCCATTTAAGGTATCAACCATTCTGACATTCGGGAAATATGTGGCGGCATAAGACGACGCTAGCAGTTGAGCACTGTTGGCTTCATCATTCCAAGTAGTTGCCAATGTTATACTGGCTGCTACTTCGGTACCGTTTGCATCCCAAGCGGGACGGTAAATACCATCAACATCGACGATGGCTAAAGCATCCCCTCGGTCTTGAGTTTGAGTAATTAACTTATCAACCAAGTTTGAGTTAATAATCCCCGGCATGGAGATCATTTCATAACGAATTCTCTCTTGATCTTCGACCATTGTTATGGCTTGGTCAACAGAGTAGTAAGGATATTTGTCGGCGCCTTGTCCCAATTGATAATTACTA